CAGCCCGAACGTTGCAGAATTGCCGGCCGTGATGATGGCTGATATGTCGCCGAAAGCCACTCCCTCGCCAGCGCAAGCCGCGATCAACCTTCTTTTGACGACGGCCAGGGCGCCTGTTTCTCCTAATGGAGTCCAAGGCCCGATAACTTGAATGACTGCCGCAGGAAATGCCGCCTTGATGGCATCGATCGCGGTAACGAACTGCGATTGCAAAAGCGGCATGTTGCCGCCGTTGTCGTTGAAGCCAAGCGCACACAAGATTCTATCAGGCGCGTGCGTCCGCAGTTGCATGTCGCTCGATACGCGAGTCGCGGGTAGGTTCGTCGACGACGACGTCCACCCGGTCGAGCCGATCCCGCACTGGATCACGTCCCAGCCCATCAGCGCGCCAAGCGTATTGCACCAGGCCCTGGCAAGGCTTTGCGCGCCGGTGCCTTGCGTGTAGCTGTCTCCCAGCACGAACACCAACGGCCGGCGCGCGTAGTTCGGTGCAGATATTCTGCTGGCTTTCGAAATGTAGACGCCGGCGAAACCGAAATTGATGCCATAGATCTTGATGTTTCGTTTTTTCTTGGTAGGCCAGGTCAGCGTCATGATCATCGCCGCGCCCGACGCATCATTCGTGATGGAGGCCGTCGAGACATATTTGCCGTCGACGAGAACGTCTAAAATCGCCGTGAATGCGAGGATCTGCAGATCGATCGACGAGGCGTAAACGTCGAACTCGACCCGAGCGTGCTCGTTGATATAGTTCTTTGATCCGAAAAATCCCGACGTTGAAATGTTGTCGCGCGGATCGATCGAGTCCCATCGGATCGAGGCGTCATTCTGCGCGATATTGACGGGATCGATGACTGTCGGCGTCGTCGTCTTGACGAACGACACGCTGACGGCGTCAGCGCCGCTCGATCGCGCGGGAACGTTAAGCACGGCCCTGGAAACCTTCCAGCGTCGCGATAAGCATCGTCGAATTGGCTGACGGCGTGAACGCAGACAAGGTCTGAAACTGGATAAAGATCGTCTGCGCGCCCGATGCAGGCTTGGCGACGATATAGCTGCCTTCCTCCGGCACAAGACGCGCCTTTCCGCCGTCCGAAAACGCCCGCATGGTTCCGGCGACGGATCCGATAAATCCGGCGCGCTTGTTGCTAAACGCCGCATTGTCGCCGGCGCCGACGCCAGAGATAGCGGTCGGATCTGAATTATACAGATAGGCCCTGACCTGGACGGCCGCAGCGAGGCCCGTGTCGTTCGTATCGACGGTCACGGCCGTAATGCAGACCGGATCATCGTTTGTGTCGGACACGGTCGCCGACAACGCCGTGACTGACGCCGCCGTCGCATTGTTGGAGATCGAGTCATTGGCCGAATACGCCGTCACATTGGCCGGCCGCGTCAGCGTGGTCGCCACGGCCGCGAAAAACCGCGTCTTGACGACGTTCTGGCCGGCGGTCTGATCAATACCGACCTTGCCGATGACAGCCGAGCCGGCGGCCAGGACGATGCCAGTCAGCATCGTCGTCAAGCGCTGCGCGATCCGCTGCAATCGCCCATTCAAGCCAGACGACGCCGTGTCGCTCGCCGGCGCCGTTTCGGTCAGGCCGCCGATCACGTCGACGGCGTTGCCGGCCCGGTCGCCGATCGTGACGACCTGGCGCTCGACGCCCGCGATATCGACCGTCTCGATAACGGCGCCGGTTCCCGGCAGCGTGACGTTTGCGGTCATGTCAGGAGAACTTCACTTTGACCGTGAACGCGATCGAGTCTCCAAGCGAAACATTGATCGCCGAAAAGTCGCCGTAGAAATCCATGTTGCCGCCGGTCGGCGGCGAACCGGCTCCAACAGCGTCAAAGGCGCCTACTTCCGTGATCGCGACAGGTCCGGCCGACGCTTCCGTGATCGTTCCCGCGAGCTGCAGCGTATCGTTGGTCACGGTCGTCGTCTGCTGGGTCAGCGTCGCCGAGGTTCGCGCCTCGGTAGTCGACGTCGTGGTGACGACGTTCGCGGTCGCAGCCGCGGCCGAGCCCGTTCCCCACTGCAGCCAGAAGGCCGCAGCCTGGAGCAACGCCGTTATTTTTGCGAGGCCTGCATTTTGAACGCGAGCTGTCATGTGCGTCTAACCTTTCGTTTGAGCCAAATGAAAATATTTCCGGCCGCCCTGCGCAGCGACTTGCGATGATAATAGGCGACAGCTCCCAGGCGCTCGACGCGACCATCGGCGCGCGTGACCACGGCCTCGATCGTTACTTCTTCCGGTTTCGCGTTAGCGATAAGCCCGCCGCGGATGCCCATCAGATCGCCGGTATTGTGAGATTTGCGAGCAGCCCCTTGATCGCCTTGTCGACGATCTGCGCGACCGCCGGCGTGTTCTGGTAACGCTTCCAGCCCATCCCCTCGACGCGATCCTCGAGCAGCGTCATGTCGCGCGTCGCGATCGAAAGCAGCGCCCTGGCGCCGATAATGACGGCATTTTTCAACGTCGCAGGCATGACCGCATCGTCGTCGTCATATCCGCAAGTGAATTGGATCCTGACAGACGCGTCGTCGACGCGCGCGACAGGCCAGCTCTGCCCGTATAGCGGCGCGATCATCGCTTTGCCGTAGACCTGGCCCATGCCGAGCACGCGATAGCCAGTGTCCAGCACGAGCGGCTGATCGACCCCGTTGACGTCGGTATATACCACGCTATCGACCGACAGCAGCGGCGGGTAAGGCAATTCAATACGATGACTGCCGACGGGATGCCGAGGACTCATGTGAAATCGGTAGCTATGCGCGCCGAAACTCGGCAGCTGCAATTCCCAGCTCTGCGGCCGCAGCGCGCGGCCGAGCCATCCGCCGGCGGCAGGATCCAGCACGTCGGACGCTGCCGCGATCGCCAGCGTCAACGCCGCGTCCTGCGATGCGTCGCTCAGCGACATACCGAGCGCTTTTTTGGCGTCAGTCAACGAAATGACGGCATCGTCAGGCGGCTCGATCAGAACCGCGCGGCCGCCATCGCTGAAACGAATGTTCCGATGATACATGGGATCGATTCCAGCGATGGCGGATTGCGGGTTTTACTTCTTGGCCTCGAGCGCAGCCTTGTCGGCGTCGGCCTTGGCCTGGTCGGCCTTGGCGGCCGCCTCGAGCTCGGCCTTGATCTCGGCATCGTTCTGCGCGCGGGCGCCGCCGACAGAGATCAAGCGATTGGCTTCCTCGTCGTCGAACGGCGAATTCTTGACCGACGTGTCGACAATGTCGCCGGGATTGAGCTGAATCTTTTTCCCGTCATCCATGACGGAAAGCATCACGATTTTCATTGTGTCACCCTTGTTCAGTTTAAGACAAAATTTGCCTCACAAAAAAGGCCGGGATAAACCCGGCCTTTCTGTCTGCGAGATTTCGAGAGGATCAGCTGGCCGCGTTGACGAACAATTTCACGGCGCCGCCGACGTCGATCAGATTGCCGGCCGAACGCATCCAGGCAAGGAAACCGACCTGGCCGAGCTTGGTATAGGCCGAATCCGTAAAGCGGAACATTTGCACGTCCATGACGTCGCGGATCTTGTAGTAAGAGAAATCGCCGAACGCGATCGACTTGGCGCTCGCAGCCATCGCGGCGACGTCCTGGTTGACCTGGATGGGATAACCCAGGATCGAGTCAGGCGCTCCACCGGCCTTACCTTCAGTCGGAACAGCGAAGGTCCAGCCAGGCACAAAGATCGGGCGAGACTGCGAGTCGGTGATCTTGCGGATCGCCTTGACGGATGAATCCGCCATCATGAACCGGCAATTGCCGAGGTTGCGATAGGCCGGGTCGACCGAGTGCACCAGGTCGAGCAGCGTGTTGTAGAGGATCGCCGTCACCTGGCTGGTCGAGTTGGCCGCCGTGACTCCCGTACCGGCGGCAGTGATAATGCCGTTCGGTTCGCTCGATCCGTCGCCCGCGCCGATCGTGAACTTGGTGTTCGTGATGCGGCCGAGGCGCGTGACGAGACGCGTGCGAACGAAGCTTTCAACGTCGACCTGGCCGTCCTGCAGCAACTCGAACGGCACGGCGACGACCTTTGACGAAAACTTGTAGGTCGTGAGCTGGATCGAACCGAACGAAGGATCGAGCGCCGTCGCGGTCGTGTTCTGCCCGATGATTTCGCCGGTTTCGCCGGTACCATCCGACGTCGGGAATTGCATCGGATTACCCATCGTCGTCTGGAACACTTCGGCGACCGCACGCATGCCGCCGTAGAGTTTCAGCGCGTCAAGCACCTGCTTTGCGACCTCAGTTTCCTGCGTATAACCGCCCTGGCTGTTGGTCGTCGTCGAGAGCGTGTTCTTGATCCGCTCGCGATGCGCAGCCCATTCCTCGGCAGAAATCGCGGCATCGCCGCCGCGCAGCCACTTGGCAAACATCGCCGACCCGGGCGATTTCAGATCCTTGGCAACGCGATCGGCGGCGTTGGCGACGGCCTCGGTCGCCAGGCGCTCGCCGGTCAGCGCGTTGACCTGCTCGATCCGCTTGATCTGATCGTCGAGCTCGGAATATTCCGCCATCAACGTATCCCAGGCGGGCTTATCGACGGCGGCATTCCATTTGCGCTTTTCGTCGGTCAGGTCAGCCATCGCCTTTGCTTTGGCGTTGCGCTGCTCTCGGAGACTTTGAAGACTCATCTTGGGCACCTTTCGTGCATGGAGGAAGGCGCCGAGGCCCGAAATGGCCGCGGCGTTGGTCTGTCTGTTGAGCAGCAGCTCGCTAGGCAGCAGTGACGAGCAAAGCCTGCAGCGCGCGCACGCGTTGCTGACGCTCGGACTCGGCGGCCGCCGCCTCGGCGTCGGCCGTTACTTTCGCCGCGGCTTTCGCAGCCGCGGCTTTTTCAGATTCGGATTGCTCGGCCTTCGCCGGCGGCTTCGGCGCGTTGTCGAACACGCTCATATCCCAAAGTGCGCGCGCTTGTGCAGCATCGCGCTCGCCGGCGACCACGAGCTCGTCGCACAAGCCGAGATCGAGCGTTTCCTGCGGCGACAGCCAGGTATCCTTGCCCAGCATCGCCATGAAGTCGGCCGCGGTTTTCTTGCCGCCGCGCTGCGCATAGGTTTCGGCGAGTTGGCCGTCGATCTTGTCCAGCAGATCCGCGGTCTCGAGCAGGTCGTCGCTGTTTCCCATCGCGAACGTCCAGGCCTTGTGGATCATCATCATGGAAGCCGGCGCCATGATGCATTTTTGCGCAGCAATCGCGATCAGCGAAGCGGCCGAGGCGGCATAGCCGTCGACATGCGACGTGATCACGCCGCCCTTGTATTCACGCATGCGCTGCGCCATCGCGATGCCGGCAAACACGTCGCCGCCCGGCGAATTGATGCGCAGGATGACGTCGCCGGACATGCCATCGAGCGCTTTCGAAAACGCCTGCAGTGAAACGCCGCCATACCAGGACGCCTCGGCATCGCTCGAGACGATGACGTCATAGACCTCAATGACGTTGCCGCCGGCGCCGGATTCCGCGCGAAAGCTGCCGCGCTTGGCGTTTGCTGAAAGCAGGTTAAGCAGCTTTTTCATTTGGATTCCCTTTGTTGGCATCGTCTGCAGGAAGCTGTCCGGCTGTCGCCGTGCCAGGATTGACGCCGAGTGCGTCGTCGGCAGGGTCGGCGCCCTTTTTCAGGCGAAGCACGCCCCGCGCTTCGTTGACGCTCATCAGGCGCGTTTCGCCGGCGCGACCGACCGCAACGCGCAACGAATTCATCAGCGCCGTCGTGTCGGCCCGCTCGAGATCCGACGTATCGAATTCGGCTTTGCGCGCCGCCGTGCGGAACATCTTGCGATTGAGCTCGACCTCGAATTTGTGCAGGTACTGCCGCAGCGTGTAGCGGACAAAGCCCTTGCCCATCGACTCGACGCCAGATCCCCAGCTGGTGTTATTTTGCGTGTGGCCGATCATGAACGGCGGCACTCCATAGGCTCGGGCGATTTCCTCGATTTGGAATTGCCGCGTCGACAGAAGCTGCATGTCGGACGCCGACAGCGACCATGTCTGCACCTTGAGGCCGCCGCCCAGGACCATTGGCCGATGCGCATTCGCCGGCGAACGATGGCGCTCGTCGAGCATCTTGCGATATTCGGCCGCAACAGACTCGCTGACGTTGTTGTCGCTGACCAGCGCGAAGTCAGGCCGCGCACTATTGGCGAAGAAATTACCGGCATAATCCTGCGTCGCGATCGCCAGCGCGCCGGCGTTGCGCAGCGAGTGACGCAGCGGCGTCACGCCGCGCCAGCCGTTGAAGCCGAAACCCGGAATATGGATCACATCGTCCTGGTCAAGGATTTCGACGTTGCCGATCGTCACGCCGTTGATGAATTCCGGCTCGAAACGATAGACCATGCGCGAACCGTCTTGCGTCGGCCCGTTCTGCACCAGCCAGGGATGCCACGGCTCGAGCCCTATCGGCCGCGACATTCGATCGCGCCTGATTTTTGCGAACGCATCGCCCTCGAACAGCAGCGAACAGGCGAGAAATTCCCAGCCGGCAGAGGAAGGCCAGCGCGCCGACATTTCCTCGTTAAACATCCAATTCAGCGGATCGGTAAAACTGCGATCGCGCTCGCCGGTCGCGACGTCGACGTTGTAGACGTTGACCGGCATCGCCATGATCGCGCTCGAGATCAGGTTGACGCAGGCATAGATCGCCGTCGACGTCATCGCCGTGTAGCGCGTCGGAGCCGGCAGGCCGAGCTCGAGCGGACCGAAGAAATCGTTCCAGGCCTCAGATCCGCGCGTGAAATCCGTGATCGGGATGGTGCCGGAATTCTGGATCGGCTGATAACCGGCCCAGGCCGCCATGCGCTGCAAAAGGTTCATAGGTACAGGCTCGGTTTGATTGCGGGCGGCGCGATCGACAACGCCTCGGCCATGACCGCGGCAACGACGCCGTCGATCGAATCCTCAGAACGCTTTTTCGCGGGAACGTAATTCATGTTTTCGTCAAACCGCACGTTGCAGTGCCCGATCATCCAGCGCGCGACGGGATTGCCGCCGTGATCCATTTCGCCGCCAAAGACCTTGCGCTCGAATTCTTTTGTGCCCTGGCCGAGGGACTTCGTTCCGAACCGCATTTCGACGAACAGATCCTCGGGATGACCAGCAGCAACCATGCGGTTATAAAATTCGAGCGCTTGCCAGCTATCCCAGCCGATTTTCGTCACACGATATTTCGCGATCGCGTCCTGCGCGGCCTTGACCGCATAGTCGAGCTCGAAAACCCCGCCAGGGATCGGCACCAGTGCCTTGTCGACCACCCATTGATCGAACGGCGTGCGCTCGACGATTGTGCGCTGTGCGATCGTGTCGGATGGCAGCCAGAAATTCCAAATAAACTTGGTTCGCTCGCCTGGCGCGATCGGCGGAAACCGCAGGCACATGGCCGCCAGGTCGAAACTTTTCGTCGAGTCGAATGTCAGGAAACATTCGCGGCCAGCGAGCTCGTCCGGAAATTTTTTCCAGGCTTCGCGATCGGCCGAGGCCGCATCCCATTTCTTGATCGTGATCCAGCGCGCAAAATCCTCAACCCATTGGTTGAGATGATAGCGGCGGAACGCGGCCTCGGCCGCCGGCGTCACCGCTTTCGCGATTTCCCCGCGCAGGAATGCCATCGTCGGCGACAGGCCGAGCGACGGGTTTGCCGCGCGCCAGGCCGCCTCGTCGCGCCAATCCGCATCCTCGTCGGCCGCAAAGATCACGACCAGCGTGGTCGCATCCTCGATCCGACCGTCGAGAATTTTCTGGCTTTCTTCCCAAAGCCCGAAACCGATCTTTTGCGACTTGAGGCCAGCCGTCGAGGCGTAGAGCCTGATCGGCTGCAGCGCGGCGCCCTCGCCCTGGCGCAGCGTTTGCGCGAGCTCGAGCGAAACCCATTCGTGCATCTCGTCGCCGACCGTGACGAACGGCGCGCGGCCGTGCTTGCCCTTGGCGTTGCCAGGCATTAGCCGAAACGGCGATCTCAGATCGGCGTTCCAGAGCTGTTTTGAGAAAACCTTGATCGCTTCGCCGGTCTGTTGCGAGCGAAACACGTTCGGCGCATAGCCGATCATGTCGGCCATCTTGTCGAATACTTCGCGCGCCTGCGCCTCGTCGTGCGCGAAGCAAAAGCCAGCGCCTCGGCGCTGGCCCTCGATCGCCCAAAATAACAGCGCAAGAGCGGCGAGGAATTCCGATTTTCCGTTTTTTCTCGGAACCCAAAGCCGCAACTCGCGGAATAATCGAACATGAACCTGCGACGACAGCAGCGTCTCGGGATCGACGATGTCGATCGGCACTTTCCAGCCGACCAACAGCCGAACGATACATTCCTGCCAGAACGAAAGCCGGAACTGGATTCCCGCGAAGCGACCGACCGTCAATTTGAACCAGGTCGGCCAGCGCGCGATGATCGCATCGGCCTTGGCAGCATCGAACCATGCGCCAGGCGTCGCGGCCGCCCGCTGCCAGGCCAGCCTGGCCCAGGCATAGCCGAGCTCGTCGGCGGCGCGCGAGATCCATTCCGGCTCGTCGTGCGGCGTCGCTTCCGGCGACGACAACGCCGACGCGCTGATCGCGTTCAATGCTGTTTCGGCGAGCATGCATCAATTTGGCTTCGCCCCAGGCGGGACGGAGTCGAAATGCGCCAGCGACCCGATCGCCGCGGCGTCATGGCCTGGCGCCGGCGCCGGCTTGTCGTCATCGGCCGCAGGCGCTTCGCCTGGCGCGGATGTCGGCAACACGCGGCCGAACAGCGTTTCGTCGTCGAAGCGCATCGCGCCGTCGCGCAGAAGCTTGTTGCGATCGGACGGCGTCAGACCGAATTTGGTCGACAGGTCGAGCACCATTTTCGCGGCAAAATCCCGCCGCGACACGGACGGATTTTCGCGCAGCATGCGGTCGCCGGAAATGGTTTTGACGCTGGTCGAATATCCCTTGATCAGGACATCCTCGTTCGCGACCACAAACTCGCCGGCGTAGACGCAGAACAGCGCGAACGTGTGCCGGTCGAGCCTGGCGAGCAAATGCAGCTTGTCGAGCCGCGGCGCGTACTCGCGCCACACGGCCAGCGCCGGCGCCATCCTCGGATCGTCCAGGTAAGCCGGCGGCGAGTCGCTGGTTTCGTCGGCGCGCGGCAGCGCGAGCAGTTTCGCCTGGCGCTCGGCCTCGGCGACAGCCTTCGCCAGCCGTCCCTTGGCAACCTTGCTCGGATTGCCGCGGTCGACCTGGTCGATCGGATTGTTTTTGCGCCTGCCCATATCAGCAATGCCTGCGAACGTATTTGACGGCCGCCCACGCCAGGATGACGCCGGCGCCGATCACCCAAAGCGACGGCGTCTTGAGGCCAAACCACGACAGCGCGAACGCGATCGCCAGCGCTAGCATGATCACGGCCGCAAAAACCCCGAACAGGAGCAAACCCAAGATGCCGTCGCCGATGCCGTCCATTGCCAACCCCAAAAAAAATAAATCTGCCGAATTTCCCGCAAAAAAATGGGGTTC